GTTAGTATTAAACAGAGTCAGATCGCCCATGAGCCGGTCGCCTTCAATTCTAAACCCGTCAATATATCCAAGGATTCCAGTAACGGGTGCACCGTGGCCCATGGTGACTTTGATCCGCTTCATGGATTGCGCTACGGCCAGCGCCTGCTCTAACGACTTTTCGTCGATTAAAAGGTTATGCCCACGGGCTTCCCCGATGGTGAGAATGGATACGTTTTTAAGTTTGTTGGCCATGCTGGCCAACAGGTGTCAAATCAGTTTCGGCTAAAGATAGGATTACGAGAAACGGGATCTGCGGGATCTGGAAAGATGGGATTATAAACAGGCTGACCAGGTTCGGGCGGCGTGTGCATGTCTTGGATTGCCATGTTAATGGCGTCGGCCAGTTGCGCGGCATGCGACAGCTTCTTCATGTACAGTAACTGATTATTTAATCCGCCAAATTTTAGCTCAACGTATGGGCGGGAAGATCCTTTAACAATTTTCCAAAGCACAGCGGCCGACATGCAGGCGATAGTAACGCCAAAAACTGGCATGTTTTTTGTACTTACTATTCCAAACAAGATGCCAAATCCACTAAGGAATCCCCATAAAACTTGTCCAAGACCTGCGCTTTCGCTCCCATAAGCAGTGCCGACGATGGATGCCAAGTTATAAGTTTGATTGTAGGGATGGCCTACGTTGATCATTCGGCCAACTACGCTTATTGATCCGTCGTCGTAGTAAAGTGTAGCCGTATCTGGTGAGTTACCGTCCACGCCCTAATCGTATGGGCGGCTAGTGTGCGTACAACTACTTTTTTCTAGTAGTTCTTGGTTTTTTATCTTTTAACCCGACGGCCTTGGCAACCATATCTAGCTCTTTAGAGGAGAGGTTAAAGTCTGGATCGTCCTTCATTGTGAAGGATTCCGACAATACTTCATTAACGATTTCTTTAGGTTTAGCCGATAGCTCCGCATCTGGCCCAGCGTTCGGATCTTTCTCGGGATTAATAGGCGTTGGCTCGTCGATTGCAGGTGCTTCTTTGACTACTTCCACCGGGGCCGCCACATCGGTCTGTGGTGCGACTGTTCCAATTGATGCGACAAATTCACGCTCTTTTGCAATCTGCCTGACTTGCTCTTCCCAATCTTGGCCGAGTTCGCCAAAGTAATCCTGCAGACTAGATAGGCCCGCCTTGTAATCCTCGCGAGCCTGCTGTGCCTCACGCCCGGCATCCACAGTCAGCGATTTTGGAGTCTGCCACGTTACCTTTGCGTAGTCCTCGACGGCTGGTAGGTCGCCGTTAGCGATTGCTCCTCCGATAAAGTAGCGCCAGGCACGATTGCAGAATCTATCGATGAGTAAGCGTTGCCGTTGCTCAAATCTGCGCTGCGCTTTGGCTACAATAAACCGCATCCCTGCCCCGCCAACGCTTGCTGGATCGTAAACGAATTCAACGGGCAAGCCGAGGCCCATGGCTACGTCACGAATTAGGAACTTGGCGAAAGGCTCAAATCCAGCGTGCGGTCGGTTTGGCCCAATCATCTCAATCTTTTCGCCAGGTGAAAGGCGTGGGATGGTAGCAGACGAGGTGATCTCCTCGCGGGCGATGGTGCTTTCTCCGCTGTCCTGCGCTTGCACTGTCCCAAAGAATCCACCCTGCCCGGCCAGCTCGTCGCCTTGGTCGGTGGTGATAACGGCGGCAATCGATCCCTGCAATTTCAAAGCGTCCTTCTCAAACTCGCCAAGCATTTTTAAATCACGGACATGGTTTAATGCGCGGGCGAGTGAAGAGCCGCCACGAATCTGATCGGGCCGTTCCAGCTCCATTAGATGAATGACTGTCTCTGCGCCCAACTTACGATATAACTCACCTGTCTGAACTAAGTATCCAGTAGGCTCGCCGAGCTTGCCGAGGAACACTCCATCAGAAGTTCCGTAGTCATCGCCTTCGCAAACGCGATGACCTTCGACAATTTGCAGCTTCCCCTTTTCCGTCATAATGACGAACACGTCACCGTCCACGTCGATCGATCGAGATAGTGCTAGCAGCATATCCGTCCAAGTCATCCGGCCGGTAACTTCGGGCGATGGCACTACCACGTCCCGCCAGTATTCCTCACACAATCTGCCAAAGTCCTGATCTGCTCCGCGATACTGCGGCCGAAGTCCCGGCCCGATCGAATAGGTGGCGATTGAATCCACCGCGCCTTTAATCAGCCCGACGTTGCGGTACATGTGCCGGGCAAGCTTGAGCAGTTCAACCCGTGTCGCCTCGTTTAGATCTAATCGTGAATCGCGGGCATGGGCGCCATAGATGACGGGACGCTTACGAGAAAAGCCTGCGCCTTCGTAGGGTTGGAACGTGCTGATGCCTGCACCGAATCCAGCTCCGAACGCTTTGATCCCTGCGCCCATCCGAGCCACGAGTGAAAGTTTCTGTGCCATAATCAGCTATCCAAAATGTAAGAAAATGAGGCACTGGTGCGTGTGACCTGTACGCCGTTTAGGTAATCGATTGCGGCCTGAAATAACTCAACCCGTTCGGTGGGTTTAAGATCGATCTGGAAGCTGGCCGACTGCCCGCCCGCTGAAGATCCAACCAGTGCACGGCCTGATGCTGCGCCCGTCATTGCCGCGTTGCGGTCAGTGGCAAGGTTGGTCAGGGCGCTTGCGGTAACCCCAGAGGCTTGTGCCAGGTAGTTTACAGCAACGGCCCGCGTGAGTCTGCGGGAAATAGCCATCACGTCGCCACAGGTGTCAACGATTCCTCGTCTAGTGAAGCGGTCGGCCTAATGACTTTTCCGTACACAGCAAAGCCAGCCAGATAAGTTTCGCAATCGTATAAGTGATCCTGCCTGCTTTTAATTCGTATCCATTCGTAGTGATCGCGCCCTGTCTTGCGGTTAATGCGATGCACCTTTTTGTGGCTGCTCATGTGCTCGCGATAATCTGCGCTTACGTCATGCGCGATCTCCCAGCGTGGCCCCTGCCCTCTCCGCAACCATGCCAGCAAATCCTGACAGGCTGGCGAACTGAGTAGCAAAAGCATACAACCTGCGTCAGTGGGCTGTTCAGCCGAATGAACTGACTTCATCCGCCCGCGTGGCGTTTCAATCCAATAGGCTGGGCGTTCTTCGCCCTTTAATGCAGTCCACTTGTAGCGGGCGCAGATTCGGTAAGAGTCTTGAGTTTCGTATCCGGTATCCATTGCCGTGTGCTTCGGCTGAACTCCCAATGCGTGCAAGTGTTGTGCCACGTCCTCGATCGTCCTTGCTCGGCCTTCGTCGATTAGCCTGCTCGTTCCATCTCTGGCAAACGCCCTTACCACGAACCAATACTCGTCGATCTGTCTGTCTATGGCCGCTAGTTTGATATGTTCCGTTTCCCAATTCTGCTTTTTAGCAAAAGCGCCGGCGGGAATGTCGACGGTTGTATCACCATCAAACTGATCTTCCCATGGCATCGCACTCCATCCGTTCACGAATCCTTGCAAGCCGTGCAGATAATGCTTTTGAGTCAGGAACTGTTTGGCGCAGTCGGCGAAGGTGACGGTGGGCGAGTACCAGCTAGGTAGTCGCATGCTTCGCCTTCCGCGTTCTGCGTTTGGATTCGCTGCTACCCACTTGCCCTGCTCTACGGCTGATCGCCTGTGGCCCTCAGTCCACGGCTCGTTGCACTTAGTGCAATGGTAAGCGGCCGTCTCACCCACTTTCTGTAAGTCCCATTTGCCGTCAGGATTGCGTGCGCTATCCGCCCACCGCACTTGTCCAAATTCCATCGCCTGCATTTCGCCGCAAGCATGGCAAGGGACGTGGAAAGTTTCCTGCGTTCCTGCCTGATAGTTCTGCCATATATCGCCCGTGCTTAGCGTGGGCGTGCTAGTCAGTACGTGCTTGCGGTTGGGAAAAGCCTTTGTGCGTTCCAGCGCCAGATTGTAGGCGGCCGCCTCGCGTTCGGTCGGTGGGGCGAACTTGTCCAGCTCGTCGAGTACCGCAATGCAGATCGGGCGTGAGCTGATGTTCGCTGGGCTATTCGATCCGACCAAGCTGAGAGTCATGCTAGTAAACTGCATCTCTAAAATTTTCAGGTCATCGCTATCGTATGGAAAAAGAGCTTTCACCGGCTTGCACTTCTCAAAGATCGGAGTCAGTCGCGTTTCGCTGTAGCTCCTAGCCAGATCCGCGTTCGGCATTACAAGCAGCGCAGGCGCTGGGTCGTTTGCAATTCTGTACGCCAGCCAGATAGCCAGAGTTAGCGTCTTGCCT